AGCTTGTGCCGCGCTTCAGCCGACAAAGGACTGTCCGTAGGCACACCTTGAGATGTAATCAGCGCAGGCATTGAGCCTTCAATCTTGGTCAAGCGGGTGTTGAACGACGACACTTCACCAAGGAGCCATGCCAGTGACGCCACCACAATGGGCACCACCGCCTTCATCACGTCTGACCAATTCATGTCAATGCCTCCCCATAAAGTCAACGTACTGCATGGTGCCCCATGCGACAAGTGTCACCAGACCAGCGCCAGCAATGGCTAACAGCACAATTGTGATGGCTTCCTCAATCTCCTGCTTTCGCTTGGCCTTGGCCTTCTCCATCGCAATCTCTTCAGACTTGCGTTTAGACACGATGTTGTTGCGCTCCACCATAATGGCCTGCCACACATCAGCTTGGCCCGACCAGATCAGGTGTTGCTTTAGTTCATCTTCGGCGTCTTGCAGCATCTTAGCGTGCATGACGGACTCAAAAGCTTGCGCTGTATCGGACTTACCAAATGTCTTCTTGGGCTGGGACGCTGCCTTCGCAACGACATCCTTGGCCTCAAAAAACTTCATCAGGTCACCTGAGATGGCCCCGATGTCTTTGCCCATTTTAATTGCTGCCTGCACCCCTTTGATAGCAGCTTGAGCGGCGGCAAAGGCGGTGAAGGGGTCGATCATGGCTATGCTTTTCTATGTGAAAATTTAATGATGGCCGTATCAGTTTGCGCAACAATGGGTAAAGACTCACTAGTTACTTCAATGGCAATTGGCCCAAGGCCCGCCGATGTATTCCCTATAGCAATAAGCAACAAGTCCCCTTTGGTAGCTTGGTATGTCTCATCTGGTTTTAACCACGTACCTTGTAGCTCCGGCGACTTGTTATCGTTGTAAATAGAAGTGATGCACCAATTTTCAGCCTCTCCAACCGCTTTTACTGTGTATACGCCCCTTGGGAATACACGCCCAGCAAAATCAACCTTGTCGACGTAGTTGCCCCGTTGCGCAAGAATAAAAGGGTCAGTTAAGGTATCTGGCGCGTTATTCCAAATTCGTTCTCCTCTGACCCACATCGTGAAGTGGTCGGATTTTTCCATGCGGACATCATTGCGGTAAAACCCATAAAACTGCGTATCACCGTCTGCAAAAGTGTTTTGATGGATAACCCACCCAAATACTACATGCTGCTGGTGTTTACACGTTTCACCGTAATAGTCCATTACGCCGTCACTTCGCTAACTGTAAACGGTATAGTTGGTGTAACTACAGCTACAGGCGGGGCCACCACCAAAGCTTCAATTTCGCTAAACCCTGTGGCTACAGCAACGGTTGCGGCACGTTCTACCAACCAATTTGGGGCACGGTGTTGAATTTCTGCGTCTAGCGCAGTGCCCGTAATAAACGCGCCGTCAACAATCGGTACGTCAATTGCATAGGTTGCAATATCAATATCAGCATTGCTGTACGTTACTTGGATTTGCCCAATGGCTGCATTAGCAGCTACGATTCTATAGTCCATTATTTTTTCCTAAATGTAAATGCAATAGTAAAACGGTAATCAGGCCCCGCCGAAGATTGCGGACTTATAGCATGTGGAAGCCTGCCGTCAAACACAACAATACGCCCGGGCTTAAAACTTATAGCGTGTTGTACCTCTGTCCCATCAAAATTATAAAAATGAGTTTCCCCATGCCAATGATGCGCCCATTCGGGGTTGGCGTAGTATAAAACAACTACCTCCTCATTGTGTGAATGAGCATAATGTACATTACTTGGTACACTCATATTTACTACTACTCTAACCCGCTCCATGCCGGAAATAATTTCTGCGATTTCAGTATTTTTTAATAACTCTAACAAGTTTAAATTATCTACATCCTCATTTGAGTAATTAGAATGCAAATAACTTTTTGTGTTACTTTCACGATTTGTATCGTGCCAACCAATAACATATTTTGAAGTTAAAACAAATGCGTAAATACGTTGAATATCGTGCAGACCAACAATACCGTCAAATATTTTTAATTTCCCATCCATGCCAATCACGATTGACCCCCGGATACTGTGCCACCAGTAATACCGGCACCAGCGTTAACAAAAGATAACCCCGACAGTGCGGCACCTGCTGCTCCCCCTGCCCCTCCTGCCGTTCGCCCAGTATACCCCGCACCACCTGTCGCACCTGTAGACCCCGCAGAACCTAGTGATCCGCCAGAACCACCAGCACCAGCAAAACTTCCACCTGCTGCTCCTCCGCCACCCGCTGCAGCAGAAGTCCCCGCAGTCCCTGTACCACCGTTAGCAGCGCCTGTACCGCCTATGCCATCGCCAAACGCGCCGCCTGAACCCCCAACTTGGCCTCGCCCACCGCCGCCACCTCCACCACCAAAATTTGGGTTATTTTTACCAACTAAGCCGTATCCTGCACCGCCACCTCCGCCGCCACCTCCGCCGCCACCAACCGTGCCAGTATTTGTCCATGTAACCGCACGTAGTACGGACACGGCACTCCCCGCGCCACTACCTACTGCACCAGCGGTCATTGTACTATTAATACTATCACCGCCGCTACCGCCAGCGCCACCAGCACCGAGAATAGAACCCCCGTTAGTAACTTTTACGGTATCAGCAACATTCCAACTTGTATTAACAGTAAACGCAAAGCTACCAGTAGAAGCAGAACCTACGGTAACGCCACTATTAACAACAAATGTAACGTCTGTAAATCCAGCCCTATACCCAGTAACTTGGGAGGTACTAGCAATATAGTTATTAGTGTCAGCACTAATAGTTACTGTAACGATTTTTCTACCGCCAGCAAAAAATAAGTTACGTGCGTTAAACATAATTTAACTAAAGTTTTGTGCTGCATTACCGTACCAGCTTGTTCCGTCCGAAAAGAACGTAAACACATCAACTCGACTGGCTGTGGTTGTTAGTGTTGGCGCAGTACCACCGGGAAATTTCACACTAGTAAATGTTGCGGTAAACGACCCTGCCCCAGTGCTTATTGTAAGAGTGAATGATTTTCCACCAACAGCAGTTGGCATAGTAAATGTGCAATTTCCAGTCATCGTAACAGTCTGGAAAGTTCCGTTAGTAAGCGCCAATGTCTGAGTCGTACCTGAATTTCCAATTGCAACCACCGATTCAACGTAGTTGGTAAGGGTTGGATTGATATTAAGCATTACCGATCCTGTGCCGGTGGAAGCGGTAACGCCTGTACCGCCGTTAGCAACAGGAAGTGTTCCAGTTACATTAGTCGTAAGATTTGCATACGTGGTTGAGGTTGAACCTGTGCCGCCGTTAGCTGTACCGAGTGTCCCAGTTAGTGCAGTAAGCACTGTTGAAGCTACCTTTACAAAGTCCGTACCGTTCCAAGAACAGATAGCCTCCTCACCCGCGACCATTGTTACACCGGTAGTTGGACCAGCACCGACAAGTTTGACGGACTGCGCAGTGGCGTTAATCACCACATACACTCTGCTTGCAGCGGGCGCGGTAATTGTCAGCAAGCTGGCCGGAGTGCCGGTGCAGTTGATGATCCTGTACTGAGCAGACCCCGTGGCAGTTGCGCCCGCTTGTACCAATGATACGCCATTGGCAACCGACAGCGTTACCGCTGTCTGTGTTCCGCTGATGGTCTGTACCCCAGCAATAGCAGCGTCAAGATACTCGGTAATGTAGGAGTTGACCGTAGCGCCCCAAGTGCCTGACAACTCTCCAGTTACAGGAAGAGCTAATCCCAAGAGTGGTGTATACGAAGTAGCCATTTTTTACCTCAAGTTGTTACTTCCTGCCAATCAGCGGTCTGTTCTGTTTCAATTTCATTCCATCCGGGTGGTTGTGAAACACTTACCGGTTGCCAGTTAACAGATTGCGCATTGCTTACTTGAGACCAACCCGCCGCTTGTGCGTTTGGCACGGTTTCCCAATTTGCGCTTTGCGCACTGCTTAGTGTACTCCAGTTCGGTGTCTACGTGTCAACCACCGACTGCCATGCAGCAGCCTGAGAATTTTCAATTCCTACCCATCCAGAGGTCTGCGGGTTAGGAATGACAGCCCATCCAGAACTTTGCGCGTTGTCAACACCGCCCCAGTTGGCCGTTTGGGGATCAGGAATAATCGTCCAGTCAGCATTTTGGGCATCGTCAATGATGTCCCAGAAGGACTTTGTAACTCCTAGAACGCCAACACTACCTGTTGCCGGTGTACCACCCGTTATAGCCTTTGTTTGGCTAGGTGTGGCAGTGCCTGCGGAACCAGAGGCAGCATTACCGGAGAGTTGGTCTGCGCCACCCCAGCTTCCACTGCCCCAAGTACCCGCGCCCCAATCAGTAGCCATGATTTACACAGCCTTATGGCTGTCCGCGTTTAGGTCGTAGCCAAGCGCAGTAATGCAGTCGTAGTAGTGTTACTCGGCATTGTCAGTGTAAACGTGCCAGCGGTAATGGTCTGAGAACCAAAGGTATGTACGCTAACTGCCGTGTTGTTTTGAGTAGAGTTGTAGAGCAGTACGGTGTCAAAAGCGGTAGCCAAAGTAACCGTTGTGTACACAAAACTTGCGGAAGGTGTCCAATACGCTACGCCCGCAGTAGCTGAAGAGTTTGTTGCGGTAGGTGCGGTTGCATTGGTAACCGTAACACCGCCAGCGGTGTAGTTAGTCCCAGTCACCTCACCAGTAGCGCTATAAGCCGTAGTTGAAGCATTGAGCGTGGCCGATGCTAAATATAGGGCCGCTTTGAACGTATCGGCAGTAGGTGCGGTCAAGCTGGTACGCGATACAAGCGTAATGGTGCCAAATTGGTGACCGCCGTTGAGCAACTGCCCCATGAACGAGGTACACATTGATTGAGTGTTTGCCATGATAGTTCCTTAAAAAGAAGCGGTTTCGGCACCTGCAAACGCAGGCATTTTCTTGAGCGTTACATGTGCAGAACGATGCACTAACTCGCCATCCAACCAATACTCCACCCATGTGGTTGTTTCGTTGTCATTATCTAATGAACCCTCACGCTTTTCAAGCAAGGAGTCGTCCATATCGCCTTTTGTGGTGGTAACAATCAATTTGAACTCCTGATAAGTGCAGTGGTAGCAGTGTTAGCTGGCATTGTGACCAGAAATGTTGTTGTTGAGGTCTTGTCTGAGCCAAAGTCTATGACTGCAATTGCTCTACTAGCCTTGGTTACGTTATAGATCAAAGCGCACCGGGCAGTCAAAGTTGAAGTCCAGCTTGTGTTGTTGAAGTTGACGTAGGCAGTGTACCCCGAGGAGTTAATGGCAACCCCGGTAAGCGTGTTTCCACCGGCTGTATACCCAGACGCTACAACCTCATTGGTGGCGCTGTAAACCGTGGTATCTTCATTTAAATTAGCATTAGCCGTGTACAAAGCTATCTTGAGCGTGTCCGTGGACAAGTCGTGGATGCCCTGATACAACTCCTTTTTGAAGCTGGTGGTCTGGGTTTGGACAATCGCCATATTACGTTACCTGCTGACGATATTGACCGCTACGGTACGCGTCTTGCCTTTCAAGTCCGTCACCAAGGCGTTTGGCTAGAGCCAAAGCTTCTTTGTATTTTCCATCGTACAACGCAATCAGATCAGCTTCGCCCTTTAAATAGGTATAGGCTTCAACAAGAGAACCGTACAGCAGTACAGTGTCAAAGTTATCTCCTAGCCATGTAGTAGTGTCTACTGTAATTGACGTTGGGTAGTAGAAATAGTGTAACTCTGCTGTGTACGTGGTGTCCGGCGTTGGTCCAAGGATAAACGATAGCTCCGTAGTCGGTAAGCTTGCATTAGTGGTTGGACCGAACAGTGCGTAGTACTTGGGTGTTCCAGTACTTGTTGGATTAGGATATGCTTCGCGGATAAAGTTTACGTCCTTGTTCAACAAGAACGTGTAGTTACCCCCGGCCACAGGGAATACTGCAATTGAATACGTGGCTAAGAAATCTTCTGGGCACGACAGGTACTTATTGTTTGCCGTGACCGTTCCAGTTACGTTCTTACGCAGTGATGGAAACTGAATGGTGTTGTAGATGCGCTGCTCTGCCTGCGTAATGAACGTGTTCATCGCAGTTGTCGGGAACGTATTCTCCGTGTAAGTGGAGATCGCTGTGACTAGAGCAGCGTAGTTCATGCCATTGGGCCTCGGGCCATCAAGCCTTTAGTAGCTGCGCCAGTACCACGAACTTTGATGCCAGTTGTCTTGGTTGGTTCGTTACCAGCGGACTTGCTGATAGCGCCAATGCTTACATCATAGTCGTCCATTTTGCTACGGTTTGGGCCTTTACCGGGGTTTTCGGCAACGGTAACATTCTTACCCGTCATAGTGTGGGGCTTGGCGTACACGCTGGCGGGGCCAACTTCTTTGCCCATTCGTTTCATACTGTATGCCATGATTAACCTCGCTTTTGGTTAGCTACTTTGGCCATACCACGGCCAAGCTTCAGCATTTCTTCGTTGGTTTTGCCACCCTTGCTGCCTTTACCACCGTTTTGGATGGCCACAGAAGGACCGCTATCGCCAAGATTTGTGCCTTTGGTTTTGCCTTTAGAAGCAACTCCGTCTGCAGCTCGTGTGAATGCCATGATTTACTCCTATGAGACCGTTACGGTCACTGTGCCTACACTCGTTGTTCCAACCAGATAGTTCTGCGTTAGAACAGCATCAAAAAGAGAGGAGCCACCAATTGGCCCCCACCCCCACTGAATATCCCTAGAACCCCCAGATGGAAATCCACCTGCATTCGTACCAGAAGTAACGTACGTCTGGTCGTGCCTCGGGTTGCGCACCGCCTGCGGGTCATCTACAGGAAACATGCCTAGCTGCAACTGCGGCTGGTCTGGGTCCCAACACTCAGGACAAACCAAAAGGTTGTATTCCTTGAGCTTGATTATCTCTTTTTTCAGCTGCTTTAGTTTGTACCGCTGGCCACAGCGGTCGCACTCTGCAATGCTGTTCTTACCTGACGCAAACCTATTGCCCATGATCTACTAGATGAACATCTGACGTGGGACAAAACGAACCGAAGCCTTTTCCCGATCTTCCTCGGAAGCTAGCGCCCAAGCCTCGTCATACTGCTGCTTCAGAATATCCATACGTGGAGCGCCACTAGGCAGCTTTAACGCCAAGTAGTAGGCCAAGCCAGCCACCATGCAGGGTATAAACCGGAACGGTACGTCCATTGTGTTAACACCAGTTCCTGCGTCGTCAATGCGGCGTAAACGCCAGTAGACCAACGTGTACGTAGTTGTGTTGTCTGGCACTGGCCACACGGTCACTCGTGGAATTTCTTGGAGGCGCTCAATCCAAATTTGAATAGGACGTGCCTGCTGGAGTTTGTTGGGGATCGTAGCGTAGGTAGAGACGCTGATACGGGTGATGGTCAAGTCAGCCTGCGTAGACGCACTGCCAGCGCCTGTGCGGATCACATGTTCAAGCAAGTCAACGGTATCTGCAGGAAGGTTGTATGTTGCCGTTCCGGGAACCAGCGTAATTGACCCTTGTTCAAACGTCCACATGTTTAGGCCACGATTGGCCCAGTCGGCAAACATCAGGTTTAAAGACCGGCGAGCAGTCTTCAGGTCGTAACCTGAGCGCAATTCAGAACCCGCACGTTCAAACGCCTCCTCCACCAGCTCGGTGAGGTCTAAGTTAAACGCGGTGGTTCCAGAGACTGCCATTATCTAAACCCTGCTGTTTTCTTTGCTATGCGCTTGGGCTGTGCTACAAACTGTTTACCCGCCGCTTTACCTGTGCGCTTTGCTTTGGTAGTGGCTGCGTACTCCGCAGAGGTAAGGGATTGTATAGCCTTCTCAGGCAAGTAACGCTCACCTGTTTTTGACGACGGCTTTCCGCTCTTAGTGCGCCATTTCTGGTCGCCCCAATCTTTGAGGGATTGCTGCGGAGCTTTCATGTCAGTCCCTGTACCCACCGCCTGCAGCTTTGTATTTCTTGGCCACAAGCTGGGCTTTACGTGCGCTCCACTGCCCTGCGCCGGTACCTTGGGTTGCCGCTGCTTTAACCTGACTCACAATGCGTTTTCGCATTCCCGGCTTGGTATAGTTGCCCGCAGCATTTACCTTACCGCCTGCGGCGTACTGAGTAAAGTCAGTATTGTCGCGGCGTGCGGTTTTCTTAGCCTTGGGCATCTTGGAGGGGTTGATGTCCCCCATGCCGCGACTGGCTCTCATATCAGCACATCTTCCCACGGGTCTTACCCCGTTGAGCGATACCGTCAGCTCGGCTAGAGGCCATACCACCAGATGCCATTTTCTTAACTGAACCGCCGCGCTTCATGGCGGACGTTGACTTTTTGGCTTCTTCTGAACGGCGTTCAGCAGGTGTTTTAAAGTTGCGTAAATAGTCACCAACGCTGGACAACCCTTTCTTAATGCTGTCTCCAATTGCTGCGCGGTTAGCAGCAGCTTGTTCTGATGTAGGCACTTTACCGGGAGTGTAGTTAGTAGAAACTTTGGGCTTGCTACCACGGCCTTCGTTGCTGTAGTTAGTAGAAACTTTGGGCTTGCTACCACGGCCTTCGTTGCTGTAGTTAGTAGAGCCTGCAGACGGGGTTTGGCTTACCAGATGCGCAGGCATCTTTTTAGCTGGTGCGCTAGCCATAGACGGGGTTCGGCTTACATACGAAGGCTTTGCAGCCCCCATATCCATAGAGTCGGAAGGCTTTGTACCCCCCATATCCTTCTCATCTTTAGCGCCTTCAGCCGCCGCTGCATCTGCCATTTGGCGGCGCGGAAGATCAGCATTTAACGCCGCCTCGTTTGCTGCTTCTTCTTCGGTCTGGTCAGCTATACCACCGCCGTCAAAACGTTTGACTTTGTGTTTAGACATTAGCACATCCCACCTTTCTTCATAGTGACTTGGGTACCTTTGGTCTTGCCGCGTTGGGCAATTCCGTTGGCCGAGGAACGAAATGCGCCGCCTTTGGCTAGTTTCAGGGACGTGCCCTTACCGCCTTTGTGCTCTTGCATGTCGTGTTGTTTAAAGGCTTTTTTAATCATGGCCTTGTCTTGCGCCGTATCGGTCATACCGCCTTCAGCCATCTTCTTCGTCTTCAACTGGCTGAAATCAAAGGCTTCCTCTTTCTTGGAGCCTTCTTTGCCCTTGCCTTTAGTTTCAACGTCCTTGCCCGATTTTTCAAATTTAGCAAATGGATTTACGCCTTTAGTAGCCATAGTGTCACCACCTTTTTTAAAAAGTTCGTTTTTACCTTGATTAGTCTTAGGGTTGTTTACACCCTGAAGATCAGCGCGAGACCCAGACCCACGCACCTTAGCTGCTACGGGGAGAGGTGGGGGTTTTGCAAGTGACGCAGACATCTGCGTCATTACGCTTGGGGCTGGTTTTTTTGCAGCCATATCACCACCTTTACCAAATTTACGGCCTTTGTCGGCCTCGTTAAACTCTTGCCCCACGGACCGTGGGACTCCTACTTTCTTGGCAAAAGCAGGGTTATTCGCCACAGCCGCCATGAAATTGTGTTGCTTCTTAGAGCTACTCGGCACCTGAGCCTCCCGCTCGTCCAGTCCATCGCTTAACGGTCTCGGTTTCCCATATGCGGATAGCTGTCCACACAATCGTGAATATTGCTGCAACTGATGGAAGCATCTCTACCAATGTCCCTATTACGGTTGCAATCGACAGCGCGTCGATTAAGTGTTTTGCATCTTCGGTGAATTGAGTCATATCAGCATTTCCATCTTGCAAGTGAAGCCGCTTTACGAGTAGGCTTGCCATTCTCGTCTTTCATTGGGCCGGGCATACCGGACATACGTGCGCAGAACGAGTCTTTTCTTGGGCCACCTTGAGGTTGCGGAGCCTTTAGATTAGACCCTGTGGCTGCATTGTACTTAGCCCTTCCCTTGGCGGTCAATCCAGCGCCCTTAGACACTGGAAGCTTTTCGCCACGACCAACAGAGAGAACCGGGCCTTTTTTCTTAGCCATGATTAAATCCTAAACCCAAAACCAAAACGAGTACCGACACCACTACCAAATGTAGGGTTTCTAAAAATCCAACCTGTGTTGTTGCCTGCGTTTACGTTCGTTGGGTCAATAGCATTAAAAGTCGCCCCACCAGTAGCATTGCTGTCTTGAATAGTCAAGTTTGTCACCGTGTTAGTGCCACTTGCGTCACTGATGGTTGCTTGTGTCCCTGGGATTGTGCTGAGTAAATACTTTGGGCCTGTGCCAGTAGTAACAAGTGAACCTACAGTGTTTGTTGTGCCAGCTTTTAATTTAAGCGTTTGAGAATTTGGATACAATGCAAGCGTAGAAATGTCTATGGTTAAAGCATTATTTGGAAGTAACAATGCACTTGCCATTGTCCAATTGCCACTGTCATATGGTTGATTTATTCCACTGATAAAAGAAATTGGAACGTCTGTAGTAAGACCGCCCATATTTATAGTAGAGGGGTCGGGCGACTCTTGGCTAACACTAAATCTCCAATTTCCAGTACCAGCGGCTACACTTACCATCCCAGAGTCAAGCGTAAAATTTCCGTAACAAATAAAACTTGTGTTGGTTGCTGTTGAGCCTTTAAATCCAGTAAAGTCAATATTTTTCCAAGCGCGGTCTGTACCAAAAGTAATAATGTCTGAACCGTCCGTAATTTTAATATCTAATAAATTAAACTCTACACTAGTAGAAGCTAAGGGTCCTGTAATTTGTCTAGTTCCAGTACTTGGGTTTGCAATTAGCCCAATATAATCGAACCCCGCTGTCGTATCAAAGTCTGAACTGTAAGTAACATTAACTACTGTTGTGTTTGTTCCATTAACTAAAATGCGACCCCCACCGGCAAGGTATCTAACGCCACTACCAGTCGAAACAAAAGTTAAACAAGTTAACGAATAGCTAGAATTAAAATCTAAAGTACCGGCAGTAAAAGTACAAGTGCTTGAAGTAGCCAATGCGTCTTGAAGCTGCCAAGAGCCGCCTGCGCCGTTGAAAGTAATAGGACAGCCTATTGTTTCACCAGCAGTGGTAATAGTTTGGCTTCCAGTACCGTTAAAGGTGAGTGTAGACGCCCCCGAAGAAAAGGTATTAATAGCAGAATTTAAAGTTAAACTTCCAAAAATATTTCTAGAGACATTTCCAAAAGTTCCTGTAAAACCGCTGGTAAACGTAAGATTATTAAAAGTCATACCAGCAGAGGAATTTATTGTATCGCTACCATTACTGATGGTAAACGAAATAAAACCAGTGATGGCCGCTGCATTGCCGGGGTTAACTGTTCGTGTAGTTGTCCCGTTACCTATGACGTTAACTTGAGCAGTGCCAGTAGTTGTTAATCCAGTATTTGCAGATGTTGGGCCAGAAAACACAGTTCCAGATACACCAGTGACGGTAATATTTCCTGAGCCAAATGCTATTGTTCTGATGCCCGTAAAGTTTGAGTTAAACAAACCTGTAGTCAGCGTGTAGTTATTAAGGTCAAGCGTACCAGCGGCTAACGAGCAAGTTCGAGTCGCCCCACAAGTCAATGCATTTTGAAGCTGCCAAGAGCCGCCTGCACCGTTAAATGTAATAGGACAAGAAAGAGCAACTGGGTCGGTTGTAATTGTGTTGCCAGTAGTTGTAGAGTTGAAGGTAATTGTGCCGGTAGCATTCCACACCGTTGTCGCTACTAACGCCATAGACCCGCTGATTGCTATGGTTCCAGTGCTAGTAAAAGTCACCGTACCCGCTGACACCGTAATGTTTAAACAAGTTAATGCGCCCGTCAAAGTGACGATATAAGTTCCTGCTTGGTCGAAAATTACGTTATCCGCAGCGGTAGGGACACTTGCGCCACCAATAGCAGCGCCAGAAGTTGCTGACCAATTAAGTGTGGACGAAGTATCCCATGTCCCTGTTCCCAATACCCAATAACGATCAGCCATGATTACTCCTCGTCAACCACGGGTGGTGGGTTGTCAACCACGGGTGGTGGGTTGTCAACGAAATCCTTCCACTTGTCGTACCGAGCCTGCTTCATTGCCTCAATCTCAGCGTCAGTCAGGCCGTGGTCGTCAGCCAGATGCAATGCGTCTGAGAGGTGATTGATAGTGAAGTTGATTTTTATCATGCTAGTAGATACGTAGCAAGTTTGTAGCTGTGGTAGAAGTAGACCATACGCGGATTACCTGTACGGGGATTACCTGTCCAGCCAACAATCCTAAAAATATAACCTGATCGCCCTGCGCCGTAGTCACTTGTACGTTACCAGCACCACCAACATAAATGACGCTAGGTGTATCTAGGTTAACCGTGTCGCTGTTTGTGAACGTAGCAGCCCCGCCCGGGTACATCGGGAACGTGGGGCTATAGTTGGTTTGTTTAGCCATATCAATCTCCTAAAAGTGCGGGGCCGAAGCCCCTGAGATCAATTATTGCTGAGTGGCAGAGGGGGACTGAGCGCCGTTGGAATTGGCAACCGCGTATATAACTGTGTACTGCACAGTACCAGCGGTTACAGCAGCAACTGTTGGTGTCAACGTAGCAATTACTTTAACATCTGTGGGGCCAATGCCTATTCCATTAGAAGATGCTGTGCTGGTTGCGCCCGCCCAGTTAACAAGCTTAGTGGCAGCATTGGTGTTAGCCAAACGGCCTTGGGTAGTGATGTCTGTAGAAGCCCAATACAGTGCAGCGGTAGTACCGTCACCCAGTGTTAAGTTGGCTGCGGTAGAGCCGGTAAATGCAATTAGGGTATCAATGTTAATGCTCAGGATTTGAGAGCCAGCAGGCAACACGCAGATGGTGTCGGTAGTTGCCGAAGCAGCTTGGCCTGTGTAGTCTTTTTTAAAGGTCTGAGAAACAATGGTTACACCGAGGTTATCAATAGTGCCAACAGTGGTGCCAGTGGTGTTTTTAACAGTGCCAAGCAGCCAAGGGCCGAGATGAGTTGCGAATCCCATGATATGTGTTCCTTACATACAAGATAAGTGCGTCAATCGGTATGTCGTCTGCTGGGGCAGTTTGGCGCACTGGAAGTCCCAGATGGAGCCAATATAACATGGTTTTGCAGGGGGTGCAATAAAAAAGACACCCGAAGGTGCCTTTCTCAAAGCCCTAGGGCTTAAGACGAACCGGACGAACCGAAGACACCCAGAGGATCAGACCAGCCGAAGCTATAACGCTCGCGGGACTTGTAGCGCACGTTACCGGTGTCGAAGTCACCGTCCATTCCGTTTTGCAACGGAGTACGAACAAAGTGTTTCATACCGTTAGGCACGTCAGTGGTCAGATACCAACTATTGCTGTCGGTCAAGAAGTGGTTGATCGTGTAGCCTTCAGGGATCGAACCGTTGTTCTTTAACGCGTTGATATCGTTGTCGGTAGTGCCAACACGCAGGCTGGTTTCCAACAGACGGGTAGCAACGAATTGCAGAGCTGGGGGAACAATCATTTTCTTAGGCTTAGCAGCAATCAGCAGGCCACGCTCATCTACCCAAGCAGCGATCTGAATGACTGCGGCTTCCAAAGAAGTCTCATTCAAGTCAGCGGCGGTAGCTGGGCGATTCGAGTTGGTTCCACCGTTAACCAAAGGGTGAGCCGTGGAGAACAACGCCACGCCATCACCGCCGACATAA